GTTTAACACTGCACCAGTAGTAGGCACTGCATTACAGGATAATGTTGCAACTCTTATGCTTGCAAATCCTAACGCATTTGCTGCTAGCCAATCAATAGTGGTAAGTGGTTGTGGATCTGTTTTTAATGGCACACATACAATTACAGGTACAATCCCACCTACAACTGGCACCACTAGCCTAATCCCAGTATTTATGTATAACTATGGCCAAGTTAATTATCCTAATGGCTATTCATTTGTGCAATATAACAAAACTGCAGCAAATCAAACTTTTCACAAGGTAGTACCTTATGGCGTAGCCACAGGCCCAGACCACAAGACCCAAGCTTATGCGAGCACCCCTGCAATCCGAGAAGCGGCCATGATCGTAGCCGTAGATATCTGGCAATCTAGACAAGTTAGCCAGACGGGTGGGGTCGGTATGGATGGGGTCAGTGCTAGCCCTTATCGGATGGGTTATCAGCTGATTAACCGAGTGCGTGGCCTCATCCAGCCGTATTCATCACCTGCATCTTTGGTGGGATAATGCCAGCCGCAATAACTACATTACGTAGCACATTAGCGACAACACTTGCCAATGCTGGCGTGTGGTCAGTATTTAGTTTTCCACCTGCAACACTACTAGCCAATGCTGTAGTAATTACGCCAGGTGATCCTTACATAACACCATCTAACAATGATGAAATAAGTGTCAATCCGTTAGCAACTTTTAGAATACTTATTACTAAACCAGCGTTTGACAATCAAGGCAACCTTGCTGGTATGGAAGATTACATTTTGGCAGTAGTAACTAAATTAGCTGCAGCAACTTATCAAATGAACATATCTAGCGTTTCTGCACCAGCAATAGTTAACGCAGCTAGTGGCGACTTGCTAGTATCAGAAATTACTGTATCAATCCTAACGAGTTGGAGTTAAAATGGCATATCAAGGATTAACAGAAGAAGAAAAGAACTTTCTGGCCAAGACAGGTCAGATTACACACACACCAGTAGCGGTTAAAAAACCTGCTTACAAAAAAGAAGAGGAGCAAGACTAATGGCCGTATTTTTATCCAATGGTGCGGTAGTTACTCTTAACAGTGTTGACATTTCAGCATATGTAACAGGGGTTACTATTAACCGCAGTTTTGATGAATTAGAAATTACAGCAATGGGCGACACAGCTCACAAGTTTGTTAAAGGACTAGAGGCATCAACAATTACCCTAGACCTACTTAACAATGATGCAGCAAGCGGCACAGGTGCAGTTACTGCAACCTTAGCGGCAGCCTGGGGTACTACAGTGCCACTAGTTATTAAGCGTTCTAACGCAGTAATTAGCACTACAAACCCAGAGTATCAAACTACAGTTTTGGTTAACAATACCCAAGACCTAAATGGTGCTGTTGGCGACATTTCAACACAGAGCATTACATTCACATGTAACTCAGTTATAGTAGTTGACGTAACACCTTAATTAAGGAGAAATAATGGCAAAGCTAAAGATAACAAGGGCTAATGGTGAAGTCACAGAGCACAAGATAACACCAGGTGTCGAGTACGCTTTCGAGTTAAAGTACGGATCAGGTATTAGTAAAGTCCTACGTGAGCATGAACGTCAGACCGAGATTTATTGGTTAGCGCATGAGTGTTTACGTAGGGCTAACGTAACTGTACCTGTATTTGGTATCGAGTTTATAGACAGCTTAGATACTGTAGAGGTATTAGACGAAGAAAAAAAATAGCGCAGCGGGATTCAACACTTTATACGATAGCCAGCCTATCTGTAGAACTAGGGATTCCGCCTAGCGAGTTTATCAATATGGATACTGAAATGCTTAGGGCAATAATCCAGGTGCTTTCAGATAGAGCTAAGGAGTTGAAAAATGCCAGTAAACGTCACAGGCGTTAAGCAACTTCAAAAAGCCCTAAATAAGGTTGAGCCAGACCTTAATAAACAAATGTCTAAAGATATTAAAACAGCCATGCTTATTGTCCGAGATAAAGCACGTGGCTATTTACC